TGTCGATTTTTTCCTTATTTATAATGGCGTCTTTAGCGCTTTGGTATTGCTGATTGATACTCTCTCCATGCAGCGTTCCTATTTTTTGTACCTGCGCGCTAGCTGCTTGATGGGGTAGTTCGTCTTCTGGATTTAAACCTTTTTCAATCTTTTCGTATTCTCCAGTGAAAGGATCTAAACCTACAAAACTCGGCCCAAGATCTTTGTATTGCGTAGCACGTATAATAGTTTTCATATCTTTAACTTCTTGTTGGGCTTTAGCGATTTCCGCCGCTGGTGCGTTGCTCGTTGTTAACGCCTCAAGATTTTGGCGTAACCCGTTAAGATATTTATGTTGTGCAACAAGTGCGCTGTCTGCTCCTCCAGACGCTGTTAGCCCTGTTTTCGCAAAGTTTGCTATCGCGAGATCTTCCGCTACTCCCTTTTCGTACACACGTTTTTGCCGTAGCAACTCAGCCGCTCTATCCCTCTCTTCTTCTGCCTCTCTTTTTTCTATATCTCTTTCAACCTGATCTACTTGGTATCCATATTTCAATTTTTCGCCGTATTTCGTCGTTGGAGCGTAAGCAGCTATAGCTTCTTCTCGTCCAACAAAATTCGCTTCAGCCGCCTTTAATTCATCCTCATGGCGCTGTAAGTCACCTACTCTCGTCCCAATATCTTCGCGCCCTTCATAACCAATAAGAGCAGCCTGCATGCTTGGATCGCTCGCTCCGTTAGCTCCGAATAACCCATCCGAGCCTCCAGAAAATCCCTCCGCATAAGGAGCATGCGTAAATCGCTCGCGAGGAATCATGGATTCGTCTGTCCCTAATGGGGGTGACGCTGCATATCCTGCGGGTATTTCTTCATTGGCAGCACGCTCTATACTTTCATAACGATCTGATGCGCCGCCTGAAAACATTTCTGCCACACGCGGATCAGGGCTGTCCGTACTTAATGGGAAAACGTCTTTCTCGCTGATGCCTAAAGATGGCTCCCCTGCCAGTAAAGCCTGAGCCATGATTTCTCGCTCCCCAGCTAAAAGATTAGATTCTTCAGGGGGTGGCATTGTTGACGGATCAAATTCTTTTTCTTTAGAAAGAGCAGCCATGTAGGCATCTCTGTCTTCCCGCTCTCTATTTTCTTGTCCTTTAGCAGTCAACGCCTCCACCATCTTTGCGGCGAAACGGTATCGCGCAGATGCCGGTGTCTCTATGTCATACGGCTTCGCAGTGTAAGACGGGATCCGATCAACCTGCCCGCCTAACAAGCCACGACTTCCGCCACGATATAAATTTACATTTCGCATTCTTAGCCCCACTTCGATATTGCAGCGCTGCCTAGAGCAGCAGCTAATTCACTCTGCGCACCAAATTTCGAGCTGTTACGGCCAAGCTGAGCGTTGTAAGCGTTGACTTGATTTGCGTAGTTATTACTCGTTAATCCAGCATAGTCAGGCGCTGCTATGGCTGACTGAGCAGCCGCCCCGAACTGTGGATTATTAATTTGAGTGCCAGACATCAGCGCAGAGGTTTCATTTAGCGGCAGATTACGCAAGTAAGCCTGCTCCTGGATAATGCGCTGTCGCTGTTGATCGTTCAACCCGAATAGCTGAGACTGCATCTGCCCTAGATTCTGCATCTCTTGCATTGGGATCTGACGTTGGCGTAACTGCTCGCTGATTTCGCGATCGCGAACGCTACCCATCGCATCAAACTGGCCCTGGCGCAAAGCCTGCTCTTGGCCATACATATTCATTAATTGCTGCTGCTCCGCTGCCGGTAATCCACGCAAATAATTCTGCTCATTAATAGAGTTTCGGCGTGCTTCAGTCCCGATCCCGAATAACCGAGATTGCTCTGCCCCACCTGCCTGTATCGCAGCATTCTGTGCGCTTTGATACGCATCATTCTTGCCAAGATTGAAGTCTCGCATGGCGCTCGAAAATGCTTCACTGCCTCGCGGAATGCCCGAGTTAGCGAGCTGATTTTCCATCGCTACCTGCTCGCTCTGGAAACGTGGATCTAAGCGAGACTGAGATTGTCCGTAAAGCGAATCAATCACCTGCTGCCTAGCCGCCGCGTCAGCTTCAGGAGCTGCCGGGGCTGATGAGTAATCAAACGGGGTGCTATAAGATTCTGCGGCGGTGATCGCGGCCTGTGTGCCAGCGTCCGCCGCTGCGCCTATGCCTTGCGCTGTCGGGGCGGGTGATTTACCTGCTTGCAAGTCATACGGGTTTTGCGTCATCGCAGTTAAATTCGATACTGTTTGTCCGTAGTTTGCAGTATCCCCGCCCGCTGGCATTCCTTCATAAGTGAACGGCGTCGATAACGTTTCACCAACCCGGCTAACTTGGGCACCAGCTACTCTGCCTAATTCTTCAGTGACTTGATTTTGTTGGTTGAGAATTCTCTGCTGCGCTGGATCTAGCCTCGCCGTTCTCTTGTACCTCTGGATACCTTGAGGCGTCGGAGCGCCGGTTGGCGCATAAACAGAGCTACCATACGGCGTAAATTCATCGAGTTGATTGAGCTGCGTTTGGGCAACAGCCGTTTCTCGGTTAATTCCCCCCTGCGCCGCTGCAATCTGCGCTGCATCTGGCGGAGTTGGTGCGCTTGGCGTTTTCTTACCCATCGTTCTCTACCTCTACCCATTTTTTTGCTGGCTCAGAATAAAGGCCGTAGGTGATCGCAGTCGCTTGATTTTCTCCGGCAAACGGATGCACGCCCTCCTGCTTGAATCCCAAGCCAGTGAGCAATTTTCGGCAACGTTTGTTTTTCTTAGTGGTGATAGCAGACAACCTCTTAACGCCAAGCTGAACGAACGGGTAAGCCAACATTGCCCGTATATTGCCCTGCGTGGCCCAACGTGGGGTCGCTGCAACAAATGATACTTCGATGTCCGAAGCATATCGATAATTATTGTAAATTGCGACTGCCATAATTTTATCCTCTTTGTCAGCCACCCCTATCGCTGTCAATGGCCGTTGGAATGGGCCGACGCCGCTTTGCTCTGCCCACGTCGCTAGTTCTTCATCTCGGCCGAATACTAAAGTAGTCAAATCGCGTTACCTTGCTGCCAAATCATGTCGTAGCTGTTGAATTCCATTTCAAGCTGACTCGCCCCGTGTATTGTTGGGGAAGCCGTCTCCCCTAAACCCGTAACAGTTACCCAGTGAGCGACCTGAGACTCTCCCGTCCAATACGATTCGTCCCATTTTGCGACATCCCAAAGCCCCCCCGGAAGTGCTGGGATTGTCGGCACGGATGTAGGGATTTGGTTAGAGAAATTAACATTTAAGTCGATAGCGAAACCGGGAGATCCACTTGATGTAAAGTTAGGCCGACAAAGCGTGAACAACTTTTGGTTGCCACGCGAACCGTAATACGAAAATGCTGGCCTTATTTTCCAAGAAATATTAGCGGTGTCGTCGCTGACGCCAATATCGGCCTTGTAAATGGCTCCGCCGGTTAACGTCCAGTAGGATTCATCCCATTTAGAAACATCCCAAGTTGCCCCGACCGAATTGAATTGCTGGGGCAATTGGCCGCCAAAATACAAATCACCGTTAAATAAACACCAACAAGCGGCATTCTGGTTGGTAAATTTGCACCAAGCGCCCGTCTGGGTATTAATTACATACTGCACCGCAGTCGTTGTATCAATCGGAATATTAAATAATTGATAAGATCCCTGCGGGTAATGCAGCGATTGCCAGCCAAAATTACTAGAATAGTTTCTCGCTGAAGCTAGGAACTCGTTTTGAATGTTTGTGGACATCGCCATGCTACTGCTGGCGACTTGATCAATCGGCAAGAACGTCGTCAGTGATATTGCGCCGTCTTGCGTCGTTACGATTAAATCCGCGCCTACCTTCTCGATGCACCGCCTGCCAATCGGCTTGCCAATGCTAAATACGCCGGACAACAGCCAATCTGCGGCTGTGCTGGGATCGTTGCCAGAGTACAAAATAACCTCACCTTCAGAAGTTATGGCAACGAATAAGTCATCAGGCCCAGAGCCACCGTCCCGCGTCCACGAGCCGATAGCCATCAGGTAGCCACCTTTACGGCATAGCCCACTTAAATCAAACGTCGAAACCGTGCCAGCTATGGAAACCACCGGCAAATAGCCGAAGGTTAAACTTTCTTTGAAGACGAAAAACAATCGCCGCTGATGCGTCGTAACGCCAATAATATTAGCCGCTGTCACGCTCGAAAGCGTCGGCGTCACGAAAGCCGAGCCATTATAGTAAATTGGAGCATCTTCCCCATTTACGAAATACAGAAAACTGCCACCCGAAGTACCCATCATCGTCGTTTGCCACCTGGCATTGCTTTTGCCAGTCGCAATCGGTGTAGATGCCCCCGCTGCGGTTGAGTCATAAATAACGCTACCGGCAGCGCTGAGCAACTTGCGCGTCACCGGCCCCGCATATTCCACCAGCGTTTCTACAGCCCCAGTGCCATTGCCGGTGCTATACGATTCGTAGCCGCTGCGTAAGTCGCAACTCGTTAAATTAGGAAAC